GGTCGGCGAGGTCGAGCGCCACCGAGACCGGTGTGCACGACGGCTACCGCCAGGTGACCATCGTGCACGCCGGTCGCCTGGCGGTGCCCGGCTTCGCCGAGGTGCTCGCCCAGTTCGCTCCGGTGCACGGGGCGTGGCTGTCGGGTCTTGCGCCTGGCGGCTTCATCGCCGAACACATCGACGCCGGGCCGTACTGGGAGCGGTGGCAGTTGCCGCTTACAACGGCCGGCTGCCTGCTGCAGTGCGGCACCCCGGTGCACCACAAGGTCGGCGTGCCGTTCCGGGTGGCGCACCACGACTGGCACAGCGTGGTCAACGCCGACGACACCGAACGGGTGGCGCTGGTGATCGACCGTGCCGTGCCGCTGTCCATTCCGTCCGCACCGCTGCAGGTGCGCAACATCGAGGAGGGGCGATGCCTCGTCTGACCGAGACCGTGCATCACGCATCGGGCACATACGAGGCGGGCGCGGTGCTCGCCGCCGATCACCCGCTGGTGAAGGCTGGGCCGCACCTGTTCGTCGCCGACGAGCCGGTCGCCGCCAAGCCCGCCAAGCCCGCCAAGGTGAAGGCCGAGGGCTGACGTGGCCTACGTCTCGCTCACCGACTTCAAGTCGTGGGTGCGCAACGAGCTCGGTACTGCCGAGGATTCGATCCTGCAGGCTGGCATCGACGCCGCCGTCATCGCCGTGAACGAGCATTGCGGGCGCAGCTTCGACATTGCCGGTGCGCCATCGGCGCGTTCGTTCGTGCCCGAGTCGTACCGCCTGGTCATCATCGACGACTGCACCAGCGTCACGTCGGTCGTCGAGAACGGCGACACGATCGCTGCCAGCGGCTACCAACTGGAGCCGCTGAACGGTCGCCGCCCGAGCGGCCTGGCGGTGCCGTACGACCAGATCCGACGCATCCACGGCGACTGGTACATCGACGCGACCGATGAGGGCCGTGCGACGATCGTCGTGACGGCGGCGTGGGGCTGGGCAGTTAGGCCCGCCCCGGTGATCGAGGCAACCAAGATCCTGGCGAAGGACATCCTCATGCAGCGCGACACCCGGAACGGTGTCGCTGCGTTCGGCGAGTTCGGCTCGCTGCGGGTGCGGCTCAACCCGTACGTCGAGGAACTGCTGAAGCCGTTCGTGAAGGAATCAGCCACGCCGGTCGACGCCATCGGAGTGTTCTGATGGCGACGCTCGACCTGCGCGCCGTGATGACGGCGCTCGCCAATCAGATCGACGCCAACACGTCTCGGGCGCTGGCCTGCTACGACCTGCAACCCGCAACGTTGCCGCAGTTCCCGTGCGCCATCGTGCGCCCCGCTGACCAGTTCGTCGCCTATCACGAATCGTTCGGTGCTGCGCCGCTCGTCGACGTGCAGCTCGAGGTCGTCGTGATGGCGCAAGGGACGAGCGACATCGACAGCCAGATCGCCGTTCTCGACATGCTGTCGGCGGGTGCCGGGATGTCGAACTCGATCATCGACGCCATCAGCGCCGACCGCACGCTCGGCGGCGCCGTCGAGAACACCATCGTCCGCACTGCGTCGGGCCTGTCACGCGCTGGGGCCGATGACGGCTCGGCGGCGGTGATGGCCGTGCTCGCTGTCGGCATCAAGCTCCGGAGGTAGGGCATGCCCGTCTACGCCAATACGTCTGTGTCGGCCGTGGTCGACACGCTCGAACTCGCTGCCTTCGCTCGCACAGTCACCCTCGAGGCGTCTGCCGACGAGATCGACGTGACGACGCTCGCCTCGGGCGGGTGGCGTCAGAAGATCTGTGGGCTCAAGTCGTTCAGCGCATCGGCCGAGGGCTTCCAGGACTTCGCCACCACCGGTGTCGAGCCGGTGTTCGGCGTCGGTGCGCTCACCGGACTGGACACGTTCACGATCGCCCCGACGTCGACGGCCACGGCCGGCGATGTGGCCTTCATCGGCCAGGGCCGCCTCGGTGCGAACACGGTGCTGTCTGGCGCTGTCGGCGACGCAGCCGGGTTCACGCTGAACTGGGCGGGCACCGATGTCGTCGCCCGCGGCCAGGTGCTGCACCCGTCGGCGGCTCGCGCCGCCACCGGTAGCGGTACCGCTCTGGCGTTCACGTTCCCGACGACCGGGCAGCGGCTCTACGCCACGTTCCACGTACTCAGCGTGACCGGCACCGGTTCGATCGTGTTCACGGTGCAGAGCGACAACGCCGTCGGGTTCCCGTCGGCAACGACGCAGATCACCTCGCAGTCGTTCACTGCGGTCGGGCACCAGTTGGCGAGTGTCGCCGGGCCGATCGCTTCAGAGACGCACATCCGGCTCGGCTGGACGATCACCGGTTTCACGTCGGTGACCTTCGTCGCTGCTGCCGCCACCGCCTGATCTTCACCCCTCGCTCGAAGCCGCCTGATTCCCGGGCGGCTTCGTCGCGTACCCCCACACCAGCACAGAAGGAGCCGTCATGGCCGTCTTCGCTCTCACCAGCGCCACCATCCTGACCGGCACCGCATGGACCGGCACCGCTCCCGGCGGCAGCGCCGCCGCGTCGGGCACGATCACGACGTCGACCGACATCTCGGCGATGGTCACCCAGGTCGAGTTGAGCCTCGAGGCCGAGGAGCTCGACTACACGAACTTCGCTTCGGCCGGTTGGCGCCAGAAGAGCGGTGGCCTGCAGATGGGCACCGTGAACCTGACCCTCAACCAGGACTTCGCCGCTTCGCAGGTCGATGCGATCTTCGGTCTCGGTGGCACGCTCGGCTTCGGTTCGACGTCCTCGCTGTACATGGACATCAAGCCGACGAGTTCGGCCCGGTCGGCGACGAACCCGTCGTACGTGCTGCGATTCCTGAACCTGGGCTACACGCCGATCAGCAACGGCGTCGGCGAGTTGGCGACGGTGTCGCTGTCGTTCCCGACGACCGGCGTGGTCACCCGCCTCACGGCCTGACCGTGGCGGGCAGCGGTGTCGGCTTCGAGGCGTCGGCCATCTCGGCGTATCTGCGCAAGTTGGAATCGACGCTCGACGACGACGCCCGGCGGCGCATCATGCGTGCGGCTGGTGGCGACGCCAAGAAGGGCGGCCTGTCGGCGGCCGAGGACACCCTCGGCAGTGACCGGGCCATGTCGAACTTCAAGGGTGGCCGAGTGCCGCTGCGGCTCGGCTACGACGAGGCCGGTTGGCAGTTGTCGATGAATCACCGCCCGTCGGGCGTGTGGTTCCTCGCCGAGCGGGGCCGCAAGGCGTCGGGGTCGATCTACCCGCGGGCGAACGGCCGCAAGGCTCGCCGCCCGACCGCTGGCCGGGTGGTGGCGACACCGCAGGGCCCGAGGGCGTCGTCGTCGTACGGGCCGTCCCGTGGCCTGCGGACTTTCACGATCGCCGCTGCGCGTGAGCGCAAGGGCGGCACTGATGGCGCTTGGCGTGCATTGCAGGCCGAGTTCCGACGCATCACCAGGGGGTGACCGATGGCGTTCAGCGACAAGCTCACAGTCGTCATCGACTTCGTCACCGGCCCGGCCCAGTCGGGGCTTGGCAAGATGCGCGGCGAGGTGGCCAAGGCCGAAGGTGCGTTCGGCAAGATGAAGGCGGCGGGCAACGTCGCCTTCGACTCGGTGAAGGCGAACGCCGCCGAGTTCGCCCTCGCCGCCGGCGGCGCACTGATCGCCTTCGGCGTGAAGTCGGTCAAGGCGTTCCAAGACACAGCGCTCGCCGCCGGTCAGTTCAGCGATGCAACCGGCGTGGCCGTCGATGAGGCCAGCCGCCTCATCGAGGTGGCTGGCGACATCGGCATCGAGGCCGGAACCGTCGAATCGGCGCTCGGCAAGATGAACAAGACGCTCGGCGCTTCGCCGCAGTTGTTCACTGACCTCGGCGTCGAGATCGCCAAGACCAACACCGGCGCCACCGACGTAAACGGCACCTTCCTCAACGTCGTCGACCGGCTCAACGCCATCGAGGACCCGGCTGAGCGGGCGCGTGTTGCGTCGCAGTTGCTCGGCAAGGGCTGGCAGGGCATGGCCGAGCTGATCGGCCAAGGGTCGGCATCGCTGAAGGCGTCGCTCGCTGGCGTCGCTGACGCCCAGGTGATCGACGAGGACGAGTTGAAGAAGGCTCGCGAGTTCCGCGAGCGCATGGACGACCTGAACGACCGACTGCAGGCCGTGATGATGACCGTGGGCGAGTCTCTCGTCCCGGTGCTGAGCGACATGGCCGACAAGGTCTCGTTCGTCACGGACAAGGCTGGCGAACTGAGTGCAGCGCTGGAGGACGTCACCGACACCGACCTCGCCGGATGGGCACAGAAACTGACCAGCCCCGTCGATGTCGCAACCTCAGCGATGGACCTGTTCACCGATGCGATCGGGTCCAACGTCTCCGCCACGGATGGAATTAGCTACGCCTGGGACTACTTCACCGGCAACCTCGAGGATGGCACCACCGCCATCGAGGCGGGCACCGATGCCGCCGCCGCAATGGCGGCGATGTACGCCGAGCGGGTCGTGCCGACGGTCGATACTGCGACGACACACGTCGAGGATCTTGAGGCGGCAACCGCCGAACTTGACGACACCTACAAGGCGTTCCTCGGCAGCCTCGACCAGCAGGACGCATGGGACGGCTTCTTCGAGAAGATGTACGTCTACCATTCCGAGACGGGCCGCAGCGCCCAGGAGACTCGCGACTACACCCGAGACATCGCCGAGATGGTGATGGCGCTAGAGAACGTGCCACCCGAGACGAAGGCGCAGATGATCGCCACTCTCGACGAAGGCAACATCGCCGCCATCGAGAGCCGCCTAAACCAGTTGGCCCGCAACCGTGTCGTGTCGATCGGCGGCCAGCTCGTCGGCGGCAATCTGCGTAACGAGATGGAAGGGCGCGCCATGGGCGGCCCGGTCACTGCCGGTACGCCGTACATCGTCGGTGAGCGTGGCCCGGAGATCGTGGTGCCCGGCCGGAGCGGCACCGTCATCCCGAACAACCGGATCGGTGTCGGGGGCGGCATGAACGTCACCATCAACATGCCGCCGGGCAGCAACGGCCATGACGTCGTGGCAGCGATCCAGCAGTACGAGAAGCGCAACGGGAAGTCGTGGCGCTCGTGAACAGGGAGGGGCCGACATGGCCAAGTATCAGGTCTCGGTGACGACACCGGCGGCGGCTGCTTCGGCGGCGTTCGCCACGATCCGTGCGGGCGCATCGTCGCGCGTGCGGCTGCTCGAGTTGGGCGTGTTCACCAACGCTGCAACCGCAACAAGCGTGGCGCTCACCCGTGCGACGAACACGTTCGTCCCGACCACGTCGATCATCGGCCAGCCGTTCGACACCGGCGACCCCACGTCGATCGCCAACGTCGACACCGCCTGGTCGACGGCGCCGACGGTGACGATCGCCAACTCGCTGCGCCGCATCGCCCTGCCCGCCGCCATTGGTGCGGGTGTGATCTGGACGTTCGATCCGATGTTCGCTGTCGGCCCCGCCGGCGTCGGCGGTCTGGTGCTGTGGAACTTCGGCGCCGGTGCCGGTAGCGCACTGAACGTCTACGCGGTCTGGGAAGAATAGCCGATGCGCGCCGTGATGGCGCCGAAGCTGTCCACCGGACAGGGCGTGCTGACCGCACCGGCGACGCTCGTCGCCGACGTGGCCCGCTCGGCGATCGTCAGTCAGCCACCGGAGGCATCGCTACCGGTGCTCGCCCTCGGCGAGTGGCGGGTCGAGTTGTTCCTGCGCCGCTGGGTCGACGCCACCGCCGACGTGCGTGGCGTGTCGACCAGTCGTGGTTCTCGCACAGTCAGCGGTATCACTCGCCGCACCGAGGCGGGCACCGTGACGGTCGAACTGCTCAACCGTGCGCGCCAGTGGGACCCGACCGCTAACACCGACTTCTACACCGGCGTGCCGCTCAGGCTGACGGTGTCGAACGGGTCGGCAATGGTGCCGGTGTTCACCGGCCGAGTGGTCGACATCGAGCTGCAGTGGCGCTCGTACGGCATGGACCCGGTCGTTACCGTCACGGCCGCTGATGCGGTGTCGGTGCTGTCGCAGATGGACCTGGCAGCGGTCGCCGCTGTCGGTGCCGGTGAGACGGCGTCGGCGCGCATCACCCGCATCCTCGACGCCGCCGGTTGGCTGGTCGGCGACCGTGACATCTCCGGCGGTGGCGTGGCCTTGGCGGCGACGACGCTGGAGGGGTCGGTGTGGGATCAGGTCGGCACGGTTGTCGACGCCGAGGTCGGCGACTGCTGGGTGCG